TGGCCAGCATGATGGTGCAGGATTGTCCTGGCGGCGTTTGCCCAATTGCGAAACGACCGGTCCCGGCTTCTTCTGCGAATCTCCTCCCGCACTCCCCCAAAGCCGGGGCCGGTTTTACTACACGAAGCGGTCCCCTTCGCAAAGGCGTCGGTGTAGTCGGTAAGTTGATTGGCAAAATTGTTCACTTTCGACAGAATCGCAAAGTGACGAGGCAGAAGCGGCGCGGTCGCTAACGAAATTTCTCGTTGTGCGTACACCGAAGACTATCGGTGGCCATGATGGCCCCGCCGGCGGAATAGACCCGAAAGCGATCCGATGAATGGCCGTCAAAAAAACCACAACCACGAAAAGCAAGCGACCTCGCGGAAGGCCAAAAGGCACGCGCAAGTTTGACGATCCGTTGAACTGCGGAAAGCTTTTCCAGTTGCTGGAATTCGGCTGCTCATTTGAAATCGCGTGCAAGGCGCTGGGAATCGCCAATAACACGCTACTGAACGCTCGCAAGTCGAATCTAAAGTTCAATGAAAAAGTCGAAACGTCCAAGGCCAAAGGAATAGCGAACCTTACCACGTCAGTTTACAAAGCCGGATTGAAAAATGCCAAAATCGCGATCCGGATGCTCGAAACCCTCGAGCCGAAACGCTGGGCGGAACGACCGTCCGGTTTTATCGCTCCCGAAGACTTTGCCGACGAGTGCCTGAAAAATGTTGAGCGAACGCTGGCCGTGCTGCCGGTGGAATATCACGAAATCGTTCGCCAGTACGCGACGGAATTTACGATCAATTTGACGGCAGGAGCGATGGAGCGGCAGCAAGTCAGTTTTGAGTTTAATCGCGTAACCGAACACGTTGCCGATGCGAATCCCAATCCAGTAATCGAACCGGTAGTCGATCTGGAAACTAATCCACCCGAACCAATTGAGTCAAAAAATGAATACGAATCAGCGCCCCCTGAAAGCTCTGGGTGACATTCCCGTCACGGCGGTCAGTGGGTCAACGGCGCTGTCAACGCTAGTGGCCACGGGAACCAAACGAGTCACACTCCAGGCCCGAGGCGGCGCTCTGCATATTCGCACTGATAATACCACGGCTGCGGCTGGAACGTCAGCACTCACGCTAGCGGACGGCGCAACGTGGGATTGCTTCTGCGAAGATCTGACCAAAGTCAAAATCATCGGCACCAATGTTTCCGGAATCTGCTACGGCTAGAAATGCCCACCACCCTCCAACGTGTAATCGCGAGAATGCGGCGTGCGCCAGTTTGCCGGCCGGTGCCGACTAGCTGCAAAGCCAAAGCGGACACGTTCACTGCTTTTCGGCCAGGGCATGAATATTGGTTTCATAAACCGCACCCACGGCAAGCGTTCGCTCTTTCGTTGGACGCGGAAGAATTATTTTTCGGCGGCGCGGCGGGCGGCGGCAAGTCCGATTGGATTTTAATGGAGGCGCTGAAATACGTTCACGTTCCCGGTTACGCGGCGTTAATTCTCCGCAAAAATTACACGCTGCTATCGAAGGCTGGGGCGATCATGGATCGCGCGCGGCAGTGGCTGCACGGCACCGATGCAAAATGGAACGCCCAGTTAAAGCGATTTACGTTCCCTAGCGGAGCGATTTTGGAATTCGGATTTATTGAGCATCCGTCGGATTGGATGAATTTTCAATCGACCGAATACCAATTTATCGGCTGGGATGAATTGACTGAATTTGCGTTGGCGATCGGCGCGGAAAACAATCCGTTTCTTTGTTTGCGGCGGTCTCTGCGGGCCAATAAATCAGTAAACATTCCGCTCCGAATTCGGGCGGCTAGCAATCCCGGCAACACGGGCCATGCTTTCGTCAAGGATCGATTTATTACCGATGGCGATACCGATAACGCAAGCGGCGTGGTCAGAAAAGAGGGCCGCGTTTATGTGAAAAGTTATCTCCGCGATAATTTTGCCATGAACGCCGATGAGTACGAAAAAAATCTAGCCCACTTGCCGCCAGTCACTCGTGCGAGGCTGCTTGGCGGCGACTGGGACGCCAGTGAAAATCTCCAAATTCCCGGCGAGTGGATTCGCCATTTTCGGGCCACGGATGGTCTTTTACATCAACTCACGACAACGGCCGGACTTGAGTGGAACGTGGCCGAATCGCGATGCAAGCGGTTCGCCACTATCGACACGGCCGGCACGTCGAAAGAGAAGGCCGAAGAGCGGAAGGGCAAACCGCCAAGCTGGTCGGTTGTCGGAATTTGGGACTATGATCGCTCGCATGACACGCTGTTTTTAAGGCACGTTTACCGCGAACGAGTTAGCTGGGGCGAGTTAAAAGCGGCCGTGCCGAACGTGCTGCGGCAGTGGAATTGTAAGCGGGCGAAAATCGAAAACGCCCACCTCGGCCAAGCCCTGGCGGAAGAACTGCGAGGCTTTGAGATCGAGCTAGTCGGCCCGAGCCTGCCCGGCATGAGCGACGGCTGGCGCGGGGCCAAATTGGAACGGGCGATTTGTTCCGGTTTTCTATCGCGACTGGAAGCGGGAAAAATTCTGATCCCCGAACGAACTGCCGCACGCTGGGTGGATCAATACGTTGCGGAACTGATCGCGTGGGGCGGAACGTCCGACGAGCAGGTCGATCAAATCGACGTATCGGGCTACGCTTCCCACGAGGCGAGTAAACATGAATCAGCATGGGGCGGAGTGATAAAATAAATGTCCAAGAAACCCAAAAGCGAAGAAGAGGAACCAGCCATGCCTGCTGTTGCGAGTAAACCGGAAATTTCCGCTGTTGACGATCCGCTAATTTCGCTTTCTGAAGTTAGTCGAATGTGCAATAAATCGGTCACCACCATTAAGCGATGGTGCAACGATGGTCTGTTGCGATTTCGCCGAATGCCGAGCGGATTATTTGTCATTCGCACGTCCGAAGTCGAAAAATTTATTGGAGGCTCCGGCCTCAAGGACTAATTCAAAATGGCAACGCTCAATTGGCTCAGTCGTGCGCTCGCTCGCGCGAAAGTAATGACGTTCACGCCGGCGAACGTAAATATCGGCAACACGTTTTCCGTGACGTGCAACGGGAAGTCGATCACGTTTACCGCGACGGTCGCAACCGTAGCCAACGTTACGGCCGGACTGGTGGCGCTGTTGAGTGTTTCCACGATCCCCGAATTCACCGAAATGACGTGGGTGGACAGCGCCACCACGATCACGGCGACGGCGGCAACCGCGGGCAGCGATCGGATTTTTACCTCGTCGGCGACTGGGGGAACGGCTACGCTGACCACGGCAACCACTACCGCAGCCACTGGCCCGAACCATTGGGATGATGTGAACAACTGGGACACCGGCGCGATTCCGGTAAGTACAGACACGGTGAATATCGACTTGCGCCGCGGTGGAATTTATCACGGTCTGGATCAAAGCGCCGTCACATTGGCGGCGATGCGAATTTACTCGCCGGAAAATACTTCCAACGGGATTGGTCTGCCGGATATTAACGCTTCGAGCTACACCGAATACCGCGAGCGAACGCTGAAGATCAGCGTCACGACGCTGGAAGTCAACGCATTGAGCGGCCGAATTCGGATCAACACAGGAACCGCGGCCGCCACCGCCACGATCGTCAACAGCGGCAGCGGTTCGGAAACTGGCGTTCCTGCCGTGCTGCTGAGCGGTTCGCACGCGAGCAATATCTATCATTGCCAGGCGGGGTCTATCGGCTTGGCGTTTTTCGATTACGAAACACTTCAAGCGGCGACGGTGAACGTGAACCCGCTGGCGTCGGTGGTCACCGGCCAAGGGGCAACAATTGCCACGATGAACAACAAGGGGGACGTAATCGGCGATGCGACGTTGACCACCTACAATCAGTACGATCGCGCGCAGGGAACGCTCAGCGGGGCGTTCAATCCGACCACGATCAACCACCGTGGCGGACAACTCGATTATCGAATTCGCGGAACGGCGACGAACCTAACGCTGGCGGCAAACCTGGATCTGAGCAACGACCAGACTGCGAAGACGTTTACCAATGTCACGCTGTACCCCGGTGCGGAAATTAACGATCCAGGCGACGTTGCGACGTTTAGTAACGGCGTGCAAATGGACCCGACTGCCACGCGATTGACGGCCGCCTAGCAACTATTCCGCTCTCCAAATTTAACATTCTTAACATTCTTAACATTCTTAACGCAAAATTTTTGACGAGTTTTCGTGTTTGTGTTCTATCTCAAACGCATGACACAATTCGTCAAGTCCATTTTGAAGGTCGGTAAGTACCACTCTCCTGACGGGGTGGTGGAAGTCACGCGCGATCGGCTGAAGCATTGGGAATCCGGGTTTCTGAATCTCAGCAATTCCGGTTATGCGATTCCGATTGATTGGAATCATGCCGAAGACCTCTCCAAAGCCGCGCCGGTCCTAAAAAAAGACCGCTCCGCCGCGAACACTGTCGGTAATTTGTCCGGTTTCCGCGTCTCCGATGATGGCGAAAGCGCCGAAATCACGCTGGACGTATCTGATCGCCGCGGCGCCGAGCAGGCCGATTCTAACCGTGTTTTTGTCTCTCCGGTGATTTTTCCCGAGTGGAAAGACGGCTCTGGCCGGATTCACAAAGACGTGATTACCCACGTCGATTTCGTGAATCACCCGGTCGATTACACCCAATCGCCATTCAAAAAAATTGATTCGACTCCCGTTGTCGCGTGCGCGATCCGGATGGGGCTTTCCAAACCTTTTGCCATGAGTGCCGAAATGGGCGACGAAGACGAAGAAAAAACATCGGATGCCATGGCCGAAGCAACCGAGACCGTACCCGATCCCGTCGATCCCCGCGTGACGGCATTGATTTCCGCACTGGCCGATATGGGAATCAATCTTCCCGCGATGCCCGCTGCGGCTACACCCGACGACCTGATTAACGCATTGCATGATGCGTTGGTTGCTGGCGGACCCCAAGACGAGACCGCCGAAGTCAATGGCGGCACCGAAGGGCCGAAAATGGCAACCACCGATCCCGGCTACGCGGCGATGAGCCTGCGAGCCAAGCAGTCGACCGACTATGCGAGCAAATTGCACCGCAAGTCGATTATTACGCGGCTCGATGCGCTGCTCAAAGACGGGAAATGCACGCCCGCCGAACACAACGATCAAAAAACCCGCGTTGAAGCGGTTCGGTTGTCGCTTGGCAAAAACGGTGATCCGCTCAATACGCCGGCGGAAGATTGGATCGCCTGCCGCGAGCCGCTTCCCAAGGGTGCGCTGTGGTCGAGCGTTCAACGGACCCGCATGGGCCTGACCGTTCCCGAGCCAAAGACCGGCGACGCGACGGCCGAGACGCCCGAATCAGCCGAAAAAATTGCCGACGAGGTTTACAAAAAGAAGTAAATCCGGCGGCGGTTTTAGCCTCCCCATTTCCGACAAAGAATTTTCCCAAGCCCATTTTTTGCGTGGTGAACTATGTCAAGTTACGGTGGATTCGGCGTGCCCGGCATGGGCGGCATTTCCAGCACTTATGAAAACGAAGTTCTTTGGGGCGGCGACGAATCGAAGGGACTTGCGCTGTTCAAAAGCGCGGTCTATTCCAGCACGATCCGCGATGCCGCCAACACGCCCACCACGGTCATTCGGCCGGGGCTGATCGTTGGTAACATCACGGCCACCGGCAAGTTGGCCGAGTGGAATGCCGACTTGGCCGACGGCACGCAAGATATTGCGGGCATTTTGGTCAATGAAATTCGCGCCACCGATTGGGACGGCGTGGCCGTTGACCGTGTGTATCGCACACTAGTTCGCGGGCCAATCAAAGCCAAATCGCTGCTGATCGAAGGGGCGGCGTTTGTCGGACACCTTCACGAATATCAGGCACGTCGCCAGTTGCAGGCCGCTGATTTCGTCTTCGATGACGATCCGTTCGGCTACAGGGCCGGCTTAGGCGGACGATTCCGCAGCGTGGCCGTAAATACGACCGTTTCGGCCAACGACAACGGCACGACTTTTTTAGCCACGGCCGCGACTGTCTTCACGCTGCCCACGATCATGCCTGGATTGGAATTTGATTTCATTAATACGGCCGCCACAAATATGAGCGTTGCCTCCAGCGAAGGTGACAATGTGATTGTCGGCAACGACGCGAGCGCGGATAGCGTGGCGTTTGCTACGGGCGGTCAATTGATCGGCGCGCGGCTGCGAGTCAGGTCGCTTTATGTTGGCACGGTGCTGAAATGGGTTTTGGAAACCCCACTTCCCGCATTCGGCACAGGCACCACCGGCGCGTTCGCGTACGCGCTCGCCACCTAATTTTCGCTCGCTCGCCGTTCACTTAGCTTTTTTCTCATTCACGTTTTGGAGCGCCGACAATGGCAAGTATTCATGATATCCTTCGGCCGATTACCTTAACCAAGGTTATCAGCCGAGTTGCCGCCACAACCGACACTCTTCTTATGTGGATGGGAATGCAAACGGGCGGTCGAAATGAAGTGTCGATGGGGCACGGCCGCGAGGGTTCCTACAACGTTTACAACCACGTTCGCAAAATCGCCAGTGGTCGCGGGCCTGGCACCGCCGCCGGACGCCGCTCGCGGAACGCAATCGGCCGCGTACCGTTCGTTTATCCTCGGATGCATGATTCCGTGGGTCTGCTGGCGGAAGAGTTGCACAACTTTTCCAAGATTGACGATCCGCGGACGCGCGACGAAGCCGGAACGACTTATGTGCGGATGCAAACCAAATCGCTGGCGCAAGCGGGCGGCAACTGGCGAACCGCGATGGTGGTCGGGATGCTCCGCGATTCGCTCTACATCGTGCCGGACGGCGACACGTGGTATCCCAGCTACACCGATCCGGGCGGCGCGATTCGCGTGAATTTTCAAATGCCGGCCGGAAACAAAACTCAACTCAACATGCTGGCGGCCGGGAATATCATCGATGCTAGTTGGCTGACTGCTTCGACCAACATCCCGTTGCACTTGGCGAAAATTCAAGCGGCCACGGCGCAGCTTAACGGCGGTATGATAACCGACATCATCGTTTCGTCAATCGTCTGGTCCTATATTATTCAGAACGATTACATCCAGGGCTACGCGGGAACGTCGAATTCGCCTTTCACCACTTGGGCGCGCGAAGTCGGTCAAGGCCCGGACGGTTCGCCGTTGACCGAACAGGTCGGCACGATTGTCGCCGCGCCCGGCGTCACGTTCCATATCACCGATTCCGGCCTGGAGGTCGGCGCGCCCGGCTCCGAAGCGTTCAGTAAACACGTTCCCGACACTGCGGCCGTGTTTATGTGCTCGCCGCGCAACCCGGACCTCTACTCGATGTATCTCGGATCGGAACCGATTGCCGAGCGCGACGGCGGACCCAAGAACGTCAAGACGGGTTTCGCTGCGTGGTCGAACGAGTCCGCCAATCCGACCGTGACCAATGTGTTTGTCTTGGACAACGCAATTCCCGTCAATCATATCCCAAACTCAATCGCTTACGGAACCGTGGTGTTCTAAATCGTGTCGCCGTGGCTGGCGGTTACTTGGAGGCGGAGAGGGCTGAGCCTTCTCCGCCTTTTTTACGGGGTGAACAATGTCCGCCTACTGCACGACCGCCGATATGAGCCGGCTGTTCGCATCGTACGGCGTCACGGCGTTCGCCGATCACGACGAAAGCGGGACCGCCGATACGGGAGTGACCGACGATTGCATCAGCCAGGCGAGTGAAGAAATCGACATGTACGCGCTCCAGCTTTATGCGGCTGCTTCGCTAGCCACGTCCGCGTTAATCAATCGCTGGGCGACGGTCATGGCGGTTTACTTCCTTTGTATGCGACGCGGGAATGGGATTCCGGAGAGCATTGCGGCCGAGTTTGATCGAATCATGGCGATGCTGCTCAAGGTGGCGGACGGCACGCTGAAACTCCCCGGCGTTGCGATGGATGGCGATTTGCGACCCAGCTTTTCCAACCTGAAAGTTGATCGACGTTACCGAGACTCGCGAATCCGCGTGCGACGGTCCGTTTCGACCGATGCTCCTAGTGTTCTATCCCAAGATTTTGCAACCGACCCGCCGACGTACGAGTGAGCCGAGCCGTCATCCAATACCGGGGTACTGTCGAGCAAGCCAAGAGCGTTGCGCGGGAACTCGTGCGAATTTTGGCCGGTGCCGCGAGCGACAATTTCAATGTGACGGAAGGCGTTTACTTATCGATCGGTTTCGCGGCACTGTCGGATATTAAAGCCGATTTCATCAAAAAATCACGCGGTCAAACGGGCGAAGACGGCGTAAAGTGGCCGCCACTGAGCCGGAAATATCTCGCGTACGGGCGGCGATTCGGTAAAGGTGAGCAGAGCAAGTTGAAGGGCGCCGCGGGACTCGGGCGCGGGCACCGCCATGCACCTGGCGGAAATACCGGACTGCTGAGCAAGGATCAGCTCAAGCAGTGGAACGCGATTTATGCCGAGCGGTTTGCCCGGCTTTCCCTGAGCATGGATTTAGCCGCGGCGAAGGGACGTGCCGCGGCGTTCGCCTGGGCCATTCTGAAAAAGCAAGGTGCCAAAACCAAGTTGGAAGTGTTCGGAAACCGCACGGTCGAAATTCTCCGCGACACGTCGGTTTTGCTGAATTCACTCAGCCCCGGTCGGCTAAACGGTGCAAATTATCAGAAGCCGACCAGCACTGGCGGCGAACAGCAAATCATGGAGACATTCAGCGGCGGGGTAATTGTCGGAACCAACGTGCCGTATGCCGGCACGCACAACTATGGCGATAAAAGTCGCGGGATCCCGGCGCGAACATTTTTGCCGGACCCGGTGCCGCAAGTTTGGCTTGACCGCTGGAGCGAAGTCGCCGCAGAAGCCGTGTGGGCGGCCGCCAAGATCGCTTACGGGGTGAGCGCATGACGGGCGGCGAAACAGCATTGCTCCGCGCGGTGCGGACCCGGTTGCAAGCGGCCC